GCTTTTCGTTTGGACAGTGCGCCTGCGTCACGCTGGTCAGGTGCGTCCGCAGCCGCTCCACCTCGGCCCGTGCTTCATCTCGCTCTCGGGTCAGCTTCGTGACAAGGTCTAGCGACACGTTGAGTCGCGTGACGCCTCGTTGGGCAGCAGCGTCCAGGTCCCCCTCCTCCTTCCGTCGTGTCCGCAGCTCGTCGGCCTCGTCCAGCACGCTCACGCTCTTGCTCATGACCGTTCGCTCATGACCGTTCTCCTCTTCTCGACCTGTCCCAGTACGGGCTGCGGCAAGTGGAGCTCGGACACCGCGTCGGCCACCTGTCAGACCGTGGCAACCACCGATGCCCGCACCGGCAGCAGATGAGCGTGAGCGACTCGAGCAGCGTCTTCCTCGCCGTCTTGTTGATCTCCTCGATCGCGGCTTTGAAACTTCGGACTCTCCGCATACGGACACCTTATACCACCATCACCTTTTCGTGTCAAGATGGGGCCGCAGTGGCTCAACCACGCATTCCGTCGATCGACGAGCTCCTCCACGGCGACGCGGACTCCTACCTCGCGAAGATCGCGAAGCTCCCCGCCCCCCTCGTAGTCGAAGTCGAGAAGCAGCTCAAGCACCTCCAAGCTCGCCTCGGAGTGCGATCGGACATCCCGCCGACCCCGGTCGAGATGGCGATCCGCAACCCGCGTTACAAGTGGATGGACCTCTCCCACCTCCGCTTCCTCGGCGAGAAAGTCGCCGAAGCAGTCGAGCTCGCCCAGCCCACGATCGTCTGCATGCCACCTCGCCACGGCAAGACGATGACGTGCGGAGTGTGGACGCCGTTCTGGGCGCTCGCCAAGAACCCCGAGCTCTCGATCCTCTACATCTCCTACGAGAAGACGTTCGCTCGCCGCTGGGGGCTGCGCGTGCGACAGCTCGTCGAGCTCTACGGCCACGAGTACGGTCTGAAGCTCAGCACGTCCCAGACCGCGGCCGACAACTGGGAGCTCGAGAGCGGCGGCGGGATGCAGTGCGTCGGCGCGGGTGGCGGTGTCAGTGGTAAAGCAGCGAGGCTCCTCATCTGCGACGATCTCGTGAAGGACGACGAGGAAGCGCGCTCGGACCTCCAGCGCGAGAACATGTGGGAGTGGTGGGAGACCACCGTCCTCCAGCGCATCGAGCCTGACACCGCGGTCTTCGTGATCGGCACGCGCTGGCACGAGGACGACATCATCGGCAGGTTGATCGCGCACTCGAAGAGCGGAGGTGGCATCGACTTCGATGTCGTCTCGATCCCGGCACTCGCGGAGGAAGGTGATCCGCTCGGCCGCGCTCCCGGCGAAGCGCTGTGGTCGGACAAGTTCTCGAAGAAGTGGTGCGAGCAGCGCAAGTCCCGCGTCTCGTCCTACGTCTGGTCCGCGGTCTACCAGCAGCACCCCTCTCCTCCCAGCGGCAACATGGTGGACCCGGAGTGGTGGAGATACTACCGTGTCTCCGAGCTCCCCACCGAGTTCGACCAGCTAATCCAGTCGTGGGATCTCTCGCTCGACGCACTGAAGAAGAAGGACTCCTATCACTGCGGGGGCGTGCTCGGGCGCAAGGGCGCGATGGTCTACATCCTCGCCGCCTTCCACGAGCACTGCGACATCAACCGGGTGATGAGCCAGATCCTCGAGTGGAGTCAGCTCTACCCGCGAGCGCGCACGAAGCTCGTCGAGCGCGCGATCAGCGGGCCGGCACTCGTCCAGATGCTCCAGCACCGGGTCAGCGGGATGACGTCGTGGCCCCCGAAGGGCCAGCGCAAGGACTCCAAGGAGGCGTGCCTCAACGCCATCGTCCCCGACATCCGCAGCGGCAACGTCCTCCTCCCCCTCGCCCACGACGGGACGCGCCCGCGCTGGGTGGAGGAGTTCATCGAGGAGCTCCGGCAGTTCCCCCGCGCTCCCCACGACGACTGGGTCGACATGACGAGCCAGGGGGTTGCGTTCCTCCTCCCCTCCGCCCGGCGCTCGATCAACGATGCGCACGCCGAGGCACTCGCGTCCAAGCGTCCTCAGACCTCCGAGCAGGAGCACGCGCAAGCCCTCCACGCCCTCATCGCGAAGATCGCCAAGCCCAGGATGGACGCAATGAAGAGGATACAGGCGCGGGACGACGCCTCCCCCATCCCCTTCGCCAGGATCGACGGGTCGAAGCTCCGGCCGATGCGGGCGGTACGCAAGATGTGGTAGTCGACGATCGGCGCGGCGGGGCTTGACTACAACCCGTCGTCGGTGAAAGGATCGGACGAGCGAAGGGCAGGTGATGCATGTTCCACCGGTCGTGTGTAGCCTTCCGCACCTCCCTCCTGGCCCGGATCGGTGACCTCGAATCCGAGAACCAGCGTCTCGTCGACAAGCTGTTGGAGGAACGAACCGAGGCGGCGCGCCGGGAGCTCGAGCTCGTCGACCGCGTCCTCGCCGTCGCAAACCCCCTCGCGGCCCGCGCGGTCATGGTGGCGCGGTCGATCTCCTCCACGTCTCCTCTCCCCGTGGTGGGGAGGGAGAAGGAGGCGGCGGCTGCGGCTGCGCCTCTCGGACCTCGCCGCACCGGCGTCCGCCCCGTTCTCAACCCGACCGCCTCCGGCTTCCGTCCCCTCACCGATCTCATGGACCGTCAGCGCCAGCGCGTCGTCGAGCGCGTCACGACCGCCGCGGAAGGGCCAGTGGGAGCAGCGGAAGCGGCGGAAGCAGCGGAAGCGGAAGCACCGACGGATGACCTCAGTCCAGCCGTATAACGGTGGTACTGCACAGTGGCTCTAGACGAGAGTCGCTTCTTCCCGAACCAGTACGCGAGTGAAGCAGACATCCTCCGCTTCCGCGACCGCGTCATCAACCGTTGGTCCACCTACCGCAACCAGCACATGGGGAGGATCGCGCTCTCCTTCTGGTACTACCTCGGCCGGCAGTGGGCGGAGCTCGACGCCGAAGCCGCGTTCGACGGCGTGCGCGGCGCGATCCTCCGCGACGTAGACACCTCCGACCTTCCCCGCCCCGTCACCAACGAGATCTCCCCCGCGATGGAAGAGGAGATGATCGCGCTCGTGGGTCGGAAGTGGGTGGCGACCAACACCCCGACCTCCAACGACCCGCGCATCAAGGCCGCGGCGCAGGTGGCGCGCGATCAGCTCAACTACCGTCTCGAGCAGATCAAGTGGTCGATGAAGCGACGGCAGACCGCGCTCCACTTCGCGGTGGGCGGGACCGGGCTCATCTACAGCTCGTGGGACAAGTCCTACTTCGACCTCCGCACCGTCGGCGCCCCGTCCGCGGTCTACTGCGGATCATGCTCCCTCAAGCTCTACTCCCCCGACATCCCGCTCGCTACGTTCCAGGCGGGGATCGGAGGGATGCCGTTCTCGCACGCCGAAGCGGCAGAGGAATTGCCGCTCGGGGAGGGCGAAGGGCTGGAGGCGGGGAAGGGCGGGAGCGACGACGCGCGGATGATGCGGATCTCGTACTGCCCGCGCTGCCAGGAAGCGAGCAAGCTGAAACCGTACACCGTTCCCGACGAGGAGGCAGGAGAGGGCGACGACGTCTTCGGCCGGCCCCTCGGAATCCAAGAGCCTCGCGGCGGGACGGAGATCGAGATCGACGTCCCGTTCGAGTTCTACCCGCAGAACGGCGGCGTGCGCGTCTCGCCGTACGACCTCAAGCGCTGGGGCCGGCGCAAGATCCGCTCGCTCGAATGGATCGAAGAGCGCTACCCGCACCTCGTCCACCTCGTCGAGCCCGATCCTCCCGCCGAGCTTCTCTACGACGACCCGATGCTCGGAGAGTGGTCGATCCTCGGGAACTGGTCTCCGTCCCTCGACTCCGGCATCCTCGACAACCACGCTCTCGTCGACGAGGTGGTGGAGGAGCCGTCGTTCCGTCACCCGATGGGCAGGTACGTCGTCGCGTCGAAAGACCTCGTGTTCGAGGACTCCAACCTGCTCGAGGAGCAGTACGACGAGGAGGAGGGCGAGAAGCTGTACGTGCCGCGCGTCCAGATGAGCGTCTCACGCTACAAGATCCGGCCGCTCGAGATCTGGGGAACGAGCGGCCCGGACGAGGCGATCTCCCCGCAGAACCGTCTCAACGGTCTCGACGGACAGGTCATCGAGGCCCGCCTGCGGATGGGTGGACCCAACATGTTCATGCACCCGGACATGTGGGTCGACAACCCTATCCGCATGGAGTCGAGCTACGGGCTCGGAAAGATCTTCTTCTTCAACCCGTCGCTCGCGAACCCCCAGTTCACCAAGCCCGAGGTGTTTGGCGGGACGCTCATGCCGGACTCCGTCTACATGGAGCGCGACCGCACGCAGGCTGATCTCCGCCGGAACATCAGCTCGAGCGACGCATCGCGCGGGATCGCGCCGAAGAACGTCGGTGCGACGAGCGGGTTGCAACTCCTGATCGAACAGGACGCGCAGTCTCGATCTCTGCGCGAGGAGGAGTTCGTCGGGAGCGTCGAGCGCGCGTGGTCGCACATCCTCCAGCTCGAGTGGGTGCTCCGCGTCGATCCCGACGTCTACCGCGTCCTCGGACCCGACAAGTCGTGGAAGTACGAGCAGTACCGCGGGGCGATGCTGCGAGGCCAGTACGAGATCAAGATCGAGCGCTCCGCCTACATCGGGAAGAGCGTCGTCCGGAGAGAAGCAGCCCGCGAGGCGCTCGCGGACGGTCTGATCTCGCCCGACTCCCCCGTCGCGCGTCGTCGTCTCCTCGAAGCGTACGGCATCGAAGGCGACATCACGGTGAACGAGGACCAGTACGTTCAGGTCGATCAGGCAGACCGCCAGTGGGTGGACTTCGTGGACAAGGGGATCGTGCGGGTGCAGGACTCGATCGACGATCCGGCGATCCGGCACCTCGTCCTCGGCACCCACCTCCTCAGCGAGGAGGGTCAGCGCATCACGCTCGAGAGCGAGTGGGACGAGAAGGCGCGGGCGATAGCGGGGTGGCAGGACGCTCTGCAAAGGGCGTCGATGCTCGAGCAGATGGTGATCGAGTTCTACGGTGGAAGGCTCTCGCCGGACGATGCCAAGGTCGCGTATGCGAAGGCGATGGTGGCGTACGACGAGCAGATGACGGTCTACGACCAGCAGGCCGCGACCCAGCGTGAGATGGTCGCTACCCCCATCCCTGGCATCCCACCTCCCCCCGAGCCGATGCAGCCGCAGAAGCCCCCGCCGCCGGTCTTCCTTCCCGCGCTCCTCCAAGACCGCATCTTCTCGATCTGGCAAGGGCTGTTGAAGGAGGCAGGGATCGAGCTGGGTGGAGGCGTCACGGAAGGGATGGAGCGCGATCCGCTCGTCTACGTCCGATTCCGGGCGCTCGTGGAGGCGTACGCGATGTCGGCTGCGGGAGTGGGAGTGCCGCCGCCCGCGCCGGGTAGCGCTCCGATTCCCCCCGCCGCGACGGCGCCCGCGAACACGGGAGGGGGAGCGGGAGCGGGTGGAGGCGGAGAGACGGGGAGGGTCGGGAAGACGCAGCCGACCGCGCCGATGCCGGAGGGAGGGAGTCACTGAATCATGCCGATCCCCGGCGCACGCTTCCGCGTGAAGACGATGAAGAGCGGGAAGAAGGTCCGTCTCGCCTTCAAGGACGGCAAAGTCGTGGAGGCGAAGAGTCTCGGGACCGGCAAGAAGAGCGGTCGCGCTCGCGCTCAGGCCGAGGCGTTGCGGAAGGGGTAGGAGATGAGTGACACCGGAACTCTGCGCTACGGCGTCAGTCTCGATGAAAAGGAGAGACTCGCTCGCGAAGGCAGTCTGCCGGGTGCTCCCATCGACAACACCGCCGAGCAGGAAGCGGCCGATCGCTATGCGGCCGGCTACCTCTTCGCCCAGACATGGCCCAGGCTCGCGCCGGTCGTAATGCCGATCATCAACGCTCTCAAGACCAGCGACCTCCCGCTCCTCGGTGGCGACGATCCATCGCTCCAGTCGCAGGCCCAGGCTGGCGTGAACCGGTCGCTGATAGATCAGGCGAACATCTACACGACGCCAGTGAACACGAGCGCGCGTCCGTGGGACGATCCTGCGTTCCAGGCGGCGAAGCGGAGGCCGGCTGCGGCAGACCAGTCCAAAGCGTTGAAGAAGTAGGAAGGAGCAAGCACGATGATGAAGTTCATGCCGGAAGAGTTCGCGGAGAAGAAGGGGAAGGGGAAGGGGAAGGGCGGGAAGATCCCCCCTCAGTTCCTCAAGAAGCGTGGGAAGAAGCGCGGTCGCGGTCACGCTCGCATGCAGGCGAAAGCGCTGTCGGCCCAGGCGGCGGAGGAGAACGAGGTGAACGGGTAGGGTGGAGCGGTGAAGCGTGAAGTACCTTCCCTGCTCGACCCCGACCTGCTACTCTCCCGCCCTCGCGACGAAGTCCGGCATCCTCCACTCCGCCGGCCA